GCGGCTGTATAATAACACCGACCAGTAAAGACACATTAGTCATACTGTACATTAAAGGGCGGATAAGAAATTGTTCGCCCTTTTCTTTTGACTGTTAAGTATATACAAATGGCAATATACTGCTTACAAACACTGGTAGACATAACAGATACAGGCGGACAATTAAATAGGGCATTTCCGTTTAAGACACAAACTGGAGAGTTAATCCACGACAAATACACACTACGAATAGCAAAAATGCAACAACAAAATTTTAATACTCTTATCCAATGTTTACAAATTAGAGGTAATGTTGCATGGGACAGTTATCCACTTATGGCAAAAATAGTTACTGCCCAATCTAATTTTGGTTCTGTTTATGAAGGTGCACATAAGTCATGGGCATTTATATTTCACTCAGAACTAACAGACATATATGCTGATGGTAACAATCCTGTTGGTGGACTAGAACAAGATTTAGATTTAATCCCTATATTAAATTTTTGTAAAGAAACTGCAACTTTTCCAATCAATGCTTTTATAACGCAGGATAGTAAAACAAGAAACACCTTTGTATTAAAAGTAGATGATAAACAACACATAATAAGTCAAAGAGACGATCTAAAAGAACTAATAGACACATATATTAATCGGTAATTCAAATAATAAATATTGTTGAATTAAGGCACACTCAGGCACATATAGGCAATATAGGCAATTAAGGCAATGACACAGGCAATTCTGGCACAAATACAATATTACATTACTAAAGTTAAAAAGGAATTGAACTATAACTATATGGCGATAACAGAGTTAGAAAAAACAAATTTAGAAGCACACGTTGATTTGTGTAGTGAACGATATGATCGGCTACATGATAGACTATCTGCTATTGAAGTACGATTAGGAAGAATAAGCGAAGATATGCGAACAGGACAAAAATCACACTCAAAAACACTTATTGCAACTGCAGGCACGGTCCTTGCTGGTGTACTATCGACAATTGTAGTAATATTGATGAAGTTTCCTAATTAAATAAAAATACCAATTTAAAATAATTTATGTTCATTAATATATCTCAAAAAGTGAGGGTATACCTTTCGAAGGTCGACTGCGAATTCCTACACAAATATTCTAAAAAGCAAGATTTCAAACAAAGTGAGTTAGACGTTGACGAAATTAATATAGCGAAAACGTTGGCAAGTAAAAGTATTTTAGTAAGAAAAAAACTTATAGCCGATACCCAATATGCTGTAAATAGAAGCATACGGGTTTTTAACCATGACCATAAAAAGCAGATATGAACTAGTAAAACAGATCGAGGCGTACGGTCTCAAGAATAAACTGGCGCAAGTCGCCAAAAAAAGCGAACAAAGACGACCGTTTAAACACTTACCAAGACAGTTTTCAAAAGGTATATTAATAGGCAAAATTGCTATTGTACCTAAACGAACTAATGGAACTCGATACATATACATCATTGCAGATATGGTAAAAGCAATGATACTATATGACAATATTATGTTAAAACAAACTGCTATCTTAGTAGCACACAATATTGCAGACGACAAAGCCACACCTATTAATGTATTAGAACTAGATAATCAATTTGCTTCTCATTTATTCAAGATTACTAACTCAAAAAGAATGTTTAAAATGTATAAAAAAGAAAACAATGAAGGGGGAATGGAAGTACAAAGACAAAAATTTGAAAGTGCTAACCGTTTAGCCGACGATTACAAGCAACAAATCATGGATATATTCCAACGAACGTTTTCGTCTTAATGTTATTTTACTTGCTAAATATATCATATGCATAGCAGAGATCTCATAAAACCAATAACTACAGAGTCATTACTAACAGAGTTTGAAAGTAGATTTAATCAAACTATGGATTTAAGCAAATTTACTAGAGAAGAACTAGAAGATGTAGCAAATAAGGTACGAACTAAAATTCACGAAATTACAAAAAATACACATTTTGGACAAGAACTTAAGGATCACAACTATCAAAAAAATCAAATGATGTTAGATGTTGTAAACCAAGCAATTAAAGAATATGTTGCACCAACTCAACAAGGAACAGGAACAGGTAATCCAATTCTAGCAAAAGCATCATTACCGATTAAAGATAAACTTACAAAAGGACAAGCATTAACGCCAGACGAAAAACAGGCGGCTTCAAAACTTATGGCAGATAGAAACGTTAAAGAAGGCGTAGAAGAACAATCAGAATTAATACTTGCGGCTAAAGACATGATGGATAAAGTTACAGGTTACTTAGAAGATATAGCAACAATGAAAACAGAAAGTTTACTAGAACTTGCTGACAGAATTAGAGATGAAATGGGAGCAGACAAGGCAGACGCTTTCATACAAAAAATTCAACCAGCACTAGAACAAGCAGAATCATCACTTACACAAACAAGACAAGATCTTGATAATGGTGTAAGAATACTTACAGGTGAAGAAATGTCAACAGACTCTATGGGATCCGATGATGCAATGAACACAGAACCAGGTGCAGAAGACGACCTTGATTCACTAGATGTAGAACCATCAGACGAATTTGCAACAGCAGATGCTGAAGCAGGTGGAACAGAACCTGAAGGTAGAGATCAAAGAGAATCTAGAGAAGTATTTGAAACATCAAATAGAGTATTCGGCATTTTAGCAAGGAAGTAATTCCATGCGATTCACAGAATTCAAAAATAAATTAAGCGAAGGCGGCAACAAAGAGGTTGAGTCAGCATTGATTAACACTCTTAACCAATTAAGAGGTGAGGCTGATAGCAGAGGTGAAGCATCTGAAATTAGTTTTGGCGCTGTTGAAGAAATAATGAAGAACACTGGACATCCGACATTTAATCATTTATTATTCAAACAAATGTATGATACAAGTGATACATTAAAAAACATTATCGATGATTTTAATATAGAAAAAATAGTTCTTAAAACAGAAAAAAATGCTGAAGCAAATCCAGAAATGGATTTTGACAATCAAGGTTCTACAGATAAAGTTAAGCAGATGGCCAAGTCTGCAATGAATAAAAGAAAATAATCTTTATTGACTTTTAATAAGTTTACCACTATAATATAGTAATGAAAATACCCGAAGATGTATTAAAAAGTAAAGGTATTCCATATGTACAAAAATATCCATATGGTGAACTAACTAAAGTTACCAAAAATCATAAACGACATTATGCAACTCCTGATGGCAGACAAGTGCCTTCAGTGACTACTGTGCTATCTGCTACAAAAGATATGACACATTTACACGCATGGCGTAAACGAATTGGTGAAGCAAAAGCACAACAAATTGTAACAGAGTCAGCAAACATAGGAACAGTGATGCACGGCTCATTAGAAAAACACGTAAAAGGTATTGAAAGAAAACCTGGTTCTAATCTTATACATCAAAAAGCACACGCAATGGCAAACGTTATTATTGATAATGGATTAAAAGATGTTAGTGAAGTATGGGGATCAGAAGTATCATTGTACTATGAAGAACTTTACGCAGGAACAACCGACCTTGTTGGGGTGTATAAAGGTGAACCGGCTATAATGGATTTCAAACAGTCACGTAAATTAAAGAAAAAAGAATGGGTAGACGATTACTACCTTCAGTTAGTTGCTTATGCAGAAGCACACAATAAACAATACGACACACAAATTAAAGGTGGACGTATGTTTATATGCACACAAAATAATGAATTTCAAACATTTGAAATAGACAATTACGATCATTGGGTTGGACAATGGTATGCTAAATTAGAACAATACTACAAGACAATCCTTTAATAAATACTTACAATTATGCCAATAGTACAAATATCGAGGATACAACACAGACGTGGAAAAGAAACTGATTTGCCACAATTAGCGGCTGGCGAATTAGGATGGGTTGTTGACTCGCAAAAACTTTATATCGGAAATGGAGCATTATCAGATGGTGCACCTAACCTAGGAAATACAGAAGTTGTAACTACTGGCTCATCTGCATTTGGAGCCGCCTTAAAATATCTTTATCAAGGATATCTAGGAGATTCATCTAATATTAAAAACTTTGCAACACAAAAAACTTTACAAACAAAATTAGATGAATATATTTCAGTAAAAGACTTTGGAGCAGTTGGGGATGGCTCAACAGCAGACATAACAGCAATTAATAATGCTATGAGATATGTATATCGTAATACAGATAAAACAGATGCAAGATCAAAAAGAATTGTATTTTTTCCTGCCGGAACATATAGAATTGCAGGATCAATGCGTATTCCACCTTATGCACATTTAAGAGGTGAAGGTCCAGGTAAAACAATTATCTATCAAGTAGGTGGAGCAAGTCCAGTAGCAGTAACAGAAGATAATAAAGATGGTGCAAGTGGACAAGTATTTGGTTCTATCGGAAACGGTGGAGCAACTACACCAACACAAATTCAAATAGAAGGAATTTGTTTTGCAAACGGTGAAGCATACAGTGGCTTGTCAATTGATAATGCAACTCATGTTTATCTAAGAAGTTGTAAGTTCCAAGGTACATATGCATCGGGTGGTGTAGACGTATCAAATTCAAAAGGTGTTACAGTTAGATCAACAAACGCATTACCTTGTTCAAACATTGTATTTGACGAATGTCAATTTACAAAATTTGCTAGACTAGTTGATTTCTCTTACGATGTAACTAGTGTAAGATTTAACAATTGTGATTTTGCAACTGCTTACTATGGAGCGATGTTAGGTGAAACTATGGATGGCTCAACAGCAGGTAAAACAAAATTAAGAGGAATTCATTTTTATGGTAATAGTTGGAGCAACATTGGACAACAAGCAATTCATGTAAAAAAAGTAACTGACTCAGCAATTGATGGATCAGGTTCTAGATTTATTACATCACATGGTAACTGGTATGCAAAAGATATTGCAAACAATTTCGAAGGTGTTGATTCAATTCGTGAAGTACCAGTTTTACAATTTGATGCAGATGAATGTGGTTCAACATTAGACTTTTTTGAAAGAACAGATTTAAGAGTAACAACATTAAACCCAGCATCAGAGGTACAAGGTGTTGGAAGACAAACAAAATTAGTTAAACAAATTACATTGACAAACAACAAATCGACGGCCACCACTACAACATTAGAATTTCCAGCACTTACAGGAAAATCAATTGTTTTAAATTATAAAATTGCCCGAGGATCTAAATTTAGAGTTGGACAATTTATTGTCAATGGGTCTACATCTAATGTTTCTTACGATGACACCTTCAATGAAAGTAACGGAGACGCTGGAGTAACTTTATCTGCTGTATTAGATAACAAAGATTCGACAGCAGGAAATGAAACTGTTATTGTAAAATATACTACAACTAATTTAGTAGATGCCACAATGGATGTTGAGGTATTACAACTGGTATAATAACGGAACACTAAACTCCTAGTTGTACAAATAACATTATATACTATTATAATTAATACTAGACAACACCAATTTAATCTTTTATAATATTAGCATAAAACAAAAAAGTTAAAACGAAACTATGAAAACACTTATCAAAGGTGGAATTGAAATTTACGATAAATATGGTCATAAAACAAATAAAGAATTCAGGAATAAAAATAAAAATTATATGACGACTGCCAATACATTAAGTTTAAAAGTTCAAAAAAGAGACGGCAGATGTGAATCATTAGACATTAATAAAATACACTTTGTGGTCGAAGAAGCCTGCGAAGATTTGCCTGGTGTCTCGGCATCACAAATAGAAATGAATGCCAACATACAATTTTATGATGGCATGACTACAAAAGATATTCAAAACGTTTTAGTACGTTCAGCAAATGATTTAATAACACTTGACTCTCCAAATTACCAATACGCCGCGGCAAGGTTGCTTTTATATGATATACGTAAAGAAGCACACGGTCATTATGAATACATTCCATTAACTAAACTAATTGAAAGAAATTGTAAACTTGGAGTCTATGACAAAGACATTATGGAAAAATATTCTAAGACAGACGTTAAAAAATTTAATACTTGGATTAAAAGAGAACGAGATTTAAATTTTACTTACGCAGGTTTAAGACAAGTGGTAGACAAATATCTTGTGCAGGACAGAAGTTCAGGAGAACTATACGAAACGCCACAAGATATGTATATGATGATTGCCGCCACATTATTTGCTGAATATCCTTCCAAAACAAGACTATCATATGTTAAAAAATACTACGATGCAATCTCATTACACAAAATTAATATTCCAACTCCGGTTATGGCTGGTGTACGAACACCTATTAGACAATTCGCAAGTTGTGTCTTAGTTGACATTGATGATACACTCCCTTCTATCTTCTCAGGTGACATGGCAATTGGATTATACGTTGCCAGAAGAGCAGGCATAGGAATTAATGCAGGACGTATTAGAGGAATCAATTCTAGAATCAGAGGTGGAGAAGTTCAACACACAGGAGTGATTCCGTTTCTAAAAAAATTCGAATCGACTGTAAGATGTTGTACACAAAACGGAGTACGTGGAGGTAACGCAACTGTCCACTTTCCAATTTGGCATACTGAAATAGAAGATATACTTGTACTAAAAAATAACAAAGGTACAGAAGATAATAGAGTAAGAAAGATGGATTATTCGATCCAACTTTCCAAATTATTTTATGAAAGATTTATTAAAGAAGAAAACATTACATTATTTTCACCACATTTAGTTCCAGGATTATACGATGCATTTGGTACAAAAGAATTTGATACTTTATATAAAAAATATGAAGCAGACAAAACAATTCCTAAAAAAGTAGTACCTGCACAAGACTTATTTTTTGATTTACTAAAAGAACGAGCAGAGACAGGTAGAATTTATATAATGAATATTGATCACTGCAACACACACTCAAGTTTTAAAGACAAAGTATCAATGTCAAACTTATGTCAAGAAATTACATTACCTACAAAACCTATACAACATATAGATGATGCGGAGGGAGAAATAGCACTTTGCATTCTTTCCGCCGTTAATATTGGTTTAATTAATGACGTTAATGAACTTGAAAACCTTTGTGATTTATCGGTACGTGGGTTAGATGAGATAATAGACTATCAAAACTACCCCGTTAAAGCGGCAGAGCGAAGCACTAAAGCACGAAGAAGTCTAGGCATAGGGTATATAGGCTTGGCCCATTATCTAGCAAAATTAGGGTACGGGTACAACGATAAAAAAGCATTAGAATCAGTAGATAGGCTATCTGAAGCATTTCAATATTATCTATTAAGAGCATCATGTAACCTTGCAGAAGAAAAAGGTAAGTGTACTGCATTTGACAGAACAAAATATGCAGATGGTGAACTACCACTTGATCATTACAAAAAAGATGTTAATAAAATTATTCCACACAAACAAAGAATGGCTTGGGAAAGTTTAAGAAAAGATATTGCAAAACACGGATTAAGAAATTCCACACTATCTTCTCAAATGCCAAGTGAAAGTTCTTCCGTAGTTTGTAATGCGACTAATGGCATTGAACCACCAAGAGCATTACTATCAATTAAAAAATCTAAAAAAGGTCCATTAAAACAAATTGTACCAGGATATGCTAAATTAAAAAACAACTATACTCTATTATGGGATATGCCTAGTAACGAAGGGTATATTAATATTGTTGCAATAATGCAAAAATACTTTGATCAAGCAATTAGTGGTAACTGGAGTTACAATCCAAAACACTTTGAAAATAACGAAATACCTTTATCAGTTATGGCTCAAGATATGCTTACAGCATACAAACTTGGTTGGAAAACTTCATACTACCAAAACACATATGACTTTAAAGGTGAAGAAGACGATGTACAACCAGCAGGATTAAGTGCTGTCATAGACGATGATGACGGTGAAGATGTTGAACTTGAATTAAAAACTCATACTAAAGGAGTACACGTTGTCAACGGAATGGTAAACGGAGCACACACAGATAAATCTGCTGTACTTACTAATACTGAAGACGATTGCGAAGCCTGTACAATATAATAAAATGTCCAAAACAGTTTTTAATACTAAAAGCATTAACTTTGCAAAAGAACCTATGTTTTTTGGTGCGGACCAAGGAATACAAAGATATGATATTTTTAAATATCCTGAATTCGACAAACTTAATCAAACTATGTTGGGTTATTTTTGGAGACCTGAAGAAGTATCATTACAAAAAGATAGATCAGATTTTCAAACATTTCGTCCAGAACAAAAACATATATTCACAGCAAATTTAAAATACCAAACATTACTAGATAGTGTGCAAGGACGTGGACCAGCACTTGCATTTTTACCATATTGTTCTAATCCAGAATTAGAAGGCTGTATTGTTACTTGGGATTTCTTTGAAACGTTACACTCAAGAGCATACACACACATAATGAAAAATGTATATCATGATCCTACAGAAATATTTGACACAATCTTAGCCGACGAAGAAATCTTAAAAAGAGCAAAATCAGTTACAGAGAACTATGACACATTTAATAAACTTGCACAAGAATATTTCATAAAAGGCAAAGGTGATATCAAAGATGTTAAAAAAGCATTATACCTTGCAATGGTTAATGTAAACATTCTAGAAGGATTAAGATTTTATGTTTCATTTGCTTGTACCTTTGCATTTGGTGAACTTAAACTTATGGAAGGTTCTGCTAAAATATTATCATTAATTGCAAGAGACGAAGCAACACATTTAAATCTAACTACTCATATTATTAAAGCATGGCAAAAAGGCGACGATAAAGAAATGCAAAAAATTATAAAGAGTTGTGATAAGCAAGTTATAGAAATGTTTAAAAAAAGTGTTGAAGAAGAAAAAGCATGGACAAAACATTTATTTAAAGATGGCTCAATAATTGGACTTAATGAACGATTACTATCAAAATATGTTGAATGGATAGCAAATAAAAGACTTAAAGCACTTGGGTTTGATCCATTATATGATGTTCCTGCAACACAAAACCCATTACCATGGACCCAACATTGGTTAACTTCTAGAGGTTTACAAGTAGCACCACAAGAAACTGAAGTAGAATCCTACATTGTAGGCGGTATTAAACAAGATATTAAAAAAAAACAGTTTACTAACTTCTCATTATAATAGCCGTTTATTTCCAAGAATAAATATTGGTATGCCAGCATTAGCACGATTAGGAGATCCAGACATACCACACTGCTCAGGCATGGTTAGACAAGGCCATGTTAAAACAGTATTTGCCAACGGCATTCCTTTATCATGCCAAGGACACTTAAACACGACACACACCTACCCAGCCATGCCATTTTGTCTTCCCCATGGAAGGCCAATTATCAAAGGGTCACCAAATGTATTTGCAGAAGGCTTACCTGTTGGTAGAGTTGGCGATCCAATATTACAATGTACAGCCGTTATGAAAGGTTCACCAAATGTATTTGCAAATGGTGGCGGAGCAGGTGGATTTTTAAAATCTGGAGCGGCTGGAGGCGCCAGTTTATAACATGACAATTAATCAAGGTTTAAAATCACTTGCATCGGATTCACCAAACTTTAATAACAATGAAGTATCTAAGTTAATAGCAGATACAAATATTGGCCTTGCAACTATATCATATACACTGGCTAAAGCAATTGACGATGATACTGTACTAACTGCTTCACAAAAAACTAATTTAAAAAATACAATTAATAATAAACCATATTTAAATATTGGACGAATATTCCAAGACTTGGATACACATACTGAAAAAATTTTAACTGGAGAACTTGGAGAGGAAATAGTAACTGGAACATCATTTGATTATAATGAAAAGAACACTGGAACATTTTTAGAACATATGCAAATAGCAGATTCAATTGAAAATTTAATTATAACTTTATTTGATTATACTGCAGAAAGTATAGGTAAAGGTGTTGATGATCATTTTGGTACCTTAAGATTATCTATTAAACCAGATATGAACACACTCCGAGATGGATTAACATTTATAACCAATGCCAGCCTTGCTACTGATACTGCATATCAAACTGCTTGTACTAATCTTTTAAACTTTATAAATTCCATTGAGGATGACTCTACAGACTTTCAACAAACCTTAGATACTTTTGCAAATGCCGTATCAACTGCAGAAACTAATCTTGATACTGCATTATCCAGTGAACCATACTTAACTTTTAAAACGAACATGATATCTGCTAGAGATACAATTAATAATCAAATAACAAAAGAAATTTCAAACATAGGATCAATTAGAACTTATGCAAGAGACCTAGCAAATATACAAGGATATACAGGACTTGCAAACAATAATAAATTAAATGAAATTATAAGAAATTGTACACCACAAACTTCGTGGCAAGATTATTTTTCAAACTATACAGCACGACAAACTGAATTTAATCCTATATACACATATAGCGGTGATAGTACTAACGATGTAATTATTGAAGACGTTTTAAGAGTAGAAGGCTTACCTGATGTTACTGATTATTTAGATATAGATTCGGTTGCTAAAAAACTTTTAAAAGATATACGACTTAAATCTGTAATTCCAAATGTTGGTAAAACTCCAACACAATTAATTGCACTTGCTTGTCAACAATTAGATATCAATGTAGTAGGTAAAGATGTATATGCCCGAAGCAAATCACTTTTAAACAATATGAATAATAATGATATTGAAATCATTAAGCAAAAACTTCAAACCAGCCAAGCAATTGATACACTAGATTAATGAAGAAGATATTAAAGAAAATTTGGGATTGGAAGATTGCATTAATTAGAAAGTATCCAGTGTGGTGTGCATACGCGGCCTGGCTAGAAGGAATTATAGTTGGTATCTTAATATATCATTACTTCATGATGGAAAAGTTAAGTTGTTGTGGACTATATGGATAGATACCAAGTACTCGAAAAATTTGCTAAACAACACAACTGGCAAATAGGGGTTGTTCTTCCCAACAATCAATGGCATATATTTTTAAGTTTGTATTTCTCAGCAGAAAAATGGGGAGATGGCATAACAATTATAAAAGGGAGAACCTTAGATATTGTTGATCAATTCGACAATGCTAGTTTAGATTTTGTATTCCATGATTCTGATCATTCTTATCCATTTGTTATGAACGAAATCAAGGCCTATGCGTGTAAACTAAGACCTGGTGGGTTTCATATAGGAAATGATCTAAATTGGGATCCAGTTAGACAATCAGTTGCAGAAGCATTTGACAATACACACACAGAAATAGGAAAAGGTTGCTGGTATAAGCAAAAAAGTCTATATGATGGTGGGTAATTTATTTTAATTCGACGGTTCCGCCGGCTTCTTCTAGAATCGTTTTAAGTTTTTCTGCTTCTTCTTTTTCAATATCTTCTTTAATTGCTTTAGGTAAGTCCTCAACAAAGTTTTTAGCCTCTAATAATCCTAAATCTAACATAGGTCTGACTGCTTTAATGATAGGAATTTTTTTACCATCAGCAAATGACATTAACATAACTGTGGCTGTTGTTGATTCTTCTTGTACTACTGACGCTGGTGCTGGTGCACTTGTTAAAGCAGTAAGGTCTAATCCCCATGCTGTTTCCAGTCTTTTAGAAAGTTCACCTGCTTCTATTACTGTAAGTTTACCAAGTTCTTCTATTAAATTATCTATCTTTGTCATCGTGTTTGTGTCTGCCCA